TTATTTTGTGCATAAAAAAAGTGTTCGCGAATTGGCATTTGCTCGTTGTCTAACCGCGGACGAGACGGTTGACCAATTGTTTCGCCTATATTTGTTAAAAAAAAGTATGTCATTGATTGAGCCCAAATCTATACTCGATACGGACAAACGTAAAGACAATGATACGGTAAATCCATGTGAATTCCGTGTTAAATGCAAAGAATTTTATAATTCCAGTGAAAACACCAGTATATTCGAATGTTGTTCATCCATTTTATCCAATATAAATCAAGGGTTATATGAATACAATACGGATGGACTTATATTCACCCCTTGCAATACAGGGGTAGCGAGCGATAGTGTCGGTAAAGCCGGACCACTTAAAAAAATCACATGGAAACAATCCTTTAAATGGAAACCACCACAATACAATACAATTGATTTTCTAGTTACCGTTAAAAAAGATAAAAACAATCAAGACGAGGTACATAATATATTTCAAGAAGGAACCAACGTGGGAGCGAACCAAAACGTCGTGCAATACAAAACATTGGTATTAAAATGTGGGTTTGATAAGGATACCCATCGATACGTAAATCCATTCGAATCGGTCATTGATAATAATATTCCAAACCGCGATTATGACAATGAAGAAAAATACAAACCCGTAAGTTTCAATCCAACCAATCCATATGACCCAACCGCCAGTTTTTGCAACGTATTATTACACAAAAATGCCAACGGAGAATTATATATGAAAACGGAAGAAGACGAACCATTTGAAGAAAATACGATTGTCGAATTCAAATACGACATTACATTAGAAGGCGCTTGGAAATGGATACCCTTACGCGTCCGTAACGATAAAACCGAGAAATTGAATGCCGGTCTAAAAGAATATGGCAATGCATATCATGTCGCAAATGACAACTGGCATTCTATCCATTATCCTATTACAGAAGATATGATTAGCACCGGCGATGGAATTCCGGAAGAATTAGTGGAAGGTGATGTGTATTACAATCGTGATTCGAAAGAAACGACTACCCAAGCATTACGCGATTTCCACAATTTATATGTTAAAAAGAAGTTAATTATGGGCGTGGCGGATAAAAAAGATACATTGATAGATTACGCGGTTGGTAAGGCCGGAGATTTACCCAAATGGATACGTGCAAATTTATCCTTTGTATTTGGAATTGACCTTTCTCGTCCCAATATTGAAAATACGATGGACGGGGCATGTGTAAGATATTTGAAATCGTTCGACAAACATAATCGTAATGAAATGCCACAAGCGATATTCTTACAAGGAAACAGCGGTGTCAATATTCGCTCGGGTAAAGCGTTTACCACGGAAAAGGAAAAAATGATTGCCCGTGCACTCTTTGGCAATGGTGCCAAAGACCGTAAACATCTAAAAGAATCCGTATATAAAAATTACGGGGTTGGACATGACGGTTTTCAAATTAGTTCTTGCCAATTTGCACTCCACTATTTCTTCGAAAACAATACGGTCTTTCATTCGTTTTTGAGAAATTTGTGCGAATGCACGAAGACCGGTGGTTATTTCATTGGCACCTGTTTCGATGGTAAAACCGTATTCAACAAATTACGTAACAAAAATAAAAACGAGAGTATTTCTATTATGCGCGACGAACATAAAATGTTCGAAATTACAAAATTATACGATGAAACCAGTTTTCCCGATAATGAAATGAGTATTGGATATATGATTAATGTATACCAAGAATCTATCAATAAAATATTTCCGGAATATTTGGTGAATTTTGATTACTTTGTTCGTATGATGGAAAATTACGGCTTTGTCTTATTGACCAAAGAAGAAGCCGAAAAGAAGGATTTACCAAATGGTAGTGGTCTCTTTAGTGAATTATATACACATATGGAAAAAGAAATTGATAAACATGCAAAACGAATCTATGATTATGGAACCGCGAACCAAATGAATGTCGATGAAAAATGGATATCATTTATGAATCGATATTTTATCTTCCGTAAAAACAGACACGTGGATAGTGAAAAAGTATATAACCAATTCATTAACAAAATGGATAAAGTAGAACATCCAGAAGATATTGTGGATGTATTTATTAAACCAGCCGCGCAAATCATGGATGAAGAGGCGGTAGAAAAAGAAAAAGAGGCGGTAGAAAAACCAGTCAAGGTACGAAATTTGAAAAAGAAATTAGTGCTAGATGATTATTCACCCTTTGAAGAATCAATGGAGCCATCGAATATTGTATTAGGAGATGTAGTAAAAATAAAAAAACAGAAAAAATAATGAATCCATTTAGTATTTGATAATAAATAAATATAAATACATTTTTGTATGTATATTTAACTATAAAAATGATATATTTTCAATTACCTAAAACATTTTATAATATATATAATAAAATCACCTGTACCCATACGACCAATGATGCCCCCGACTCAACCATCTCGAATTCCCTTTCTTTTTATTTATACGATATAAAAGAGAAAATTAATAAATACGAAAAAGAATGGGATATCTATAAAAAATATACCAATCCTTATGAATATATACACACCCCCTCACCGGTAAATAAAAAATGCATTTCTAAATACAAACCCCTATCGCGTTCTTATTTCAAAATGATTGAAATGGTGAATCTTTTTGGATTAACGATGAACCAACCAACCATATCTACCTTTCATTTGGCCGAAGGACCCGGTGGATTCATTGAAGCCATGGTCGAAATGCGAAATTGTAAGAATGACAAATATATTGGCATGACCATATTAGATGAGGTCGATGTAAATGTCCCGGCATGGAAAAAAAGCGACAAATTTTTAAAGGAGAACCCGAATGTAATGATTGAAACGGGCATTGATATGACCGGTGATATATTGAAAATCGAGAATTTTGATTATTGTGTAAAAAAATATGGTTCTTCGATGGATTTAATTACGGGCGATGGCGGATTCGATTTCTCGGTAAATTTCAATCAACAAGAACAGAATGTCACCAAACTATTATTTGCACAAATGTGTTTTGCCCTTTGCATGCAAAAACGTGATGGCGCATTTATTTTAAAATTATTTGATTGTTTTATACCATCCACGATTGACATTCTTTATATTTTGTCATCTTTTTATAAAAAGGTATATATTACAAAACCACAGACGAGTCGATACGCGAACTCTGAAAAATATATTGTTTGCAAAGGTTTTTTGTTTGATTCGTCCACTGCATATTTGGCTAATTTACGGTCGGCATTTTATACTATGATTCAAACCGAGCATTATATTGACCGATTTTTGAATATACCCGTTTCTCATTTTTTTCTTACTAAATTAGAAGAATATAATTCGGTATTTGGTCAACAACAGATAGAGAATATATATTATACATTAGGCCTCATTGAAAACAAAAGTAAATCAAATGAAAAAATAGACAACCTTATCAAATTGAATATACAAAAATGTATTCAATGGTGTATAAAACACAACATACCATACAACGATTTTTCATTTTTAGACGCGATGGTTGATGTAGAATCAACGATGGTCGGGTTTTTATGATTTTGGTATATGAAATGGATTTCTTTTTTTCCAAGGTATTTTCAATAAATACATACCCACCACAATAAAGACGATACCGACATATTGCATATAGTTATCAAACCGTTCGCCCAGAATCACGTATGCTAATACACTTTCTAACAAACTACTCATCCCATCCCAACCATTATTTACGAGTAATATGGTTGAATCTTGTAATGAAACAATAAGCATAATGACTACGCCAATATATCCTATTATACCGGCACCTAAATAAGCAAATCCTTTATCGTTAGCGTATTCTTTTAGTCCAAAATCACCAACTACTTCTAAACATGTAAGAGTAAATATTTGCGGAATACTCATTTTTCTACAATATAGAAATATAAAAAATACGAAAAATACAAAATTGAATAATATATACACAAATATTATATATATTATACCTCAAATACAATAATCATGCGAACCGATACAGTGTTTTTCTCATCATTCAATCGAAACATTGTATATTTAGTTGGCCTCAACGCCAAAGATAATTTCAATGTCATTGATTTAGGTAAACCAGATGATATATGGTTTCACGTGGCTGATTTGCCATCTTGTCATGTGGTGGCCCAAGTGGCGGATGAAGACAATTTATCCAAGAAAGAATTACATACGATTATAAAACGCGGCGCGCTTCTTTGCAAACAACACTCGGCCCATAGCCATGTACCAAAACTGCTAATAAGTTATACCAAGCTGATGAACGTGCAAAAATCGACTCCAGTCGGCACGGTAATTACTACCAATCTTAAATATATTTCCATATGAATACAACACTGAATTTAAACAAATATATTACCGAAAAAACGACAAATACTATAGCAAACATCGATACTTTGTCTTTCCCCGTATCTATTATCCTTTTGTGAAAAATGTTTGATTCATAATCTAGGTCATATTTAAAATCAAGTACCTGAGAAAATCTTTGATTTTTCATTTTTTTCATAACAAATTTGTGTATGTTTTCTCCGGGTTCAATATCTTTCCAAAAATCGTATATTAGATTGACCGGTCCAACAAAGACATCTTCTTGTATCATTTCATTATTCCACGTATCATATATTAGATTTTGCAAATATTTTATAAAAATATCTTCGCTCGGTTCTTTTATGCCAAACAATATCGTATTTGAATATTTGTAATAATATTTATCTATACGACCTCGTAAATCTTTTTTGTTTTTTATTACACATATTATGTCGTCCGCACTCTTATCATCGCAAAAATCTACTAAAAAATCAATATATTTTTGTGATAATTCGGTTTCATAATGTATGAAATATAACATTTTGTGTATACAAATATATAGGGTTTTCTATATATTTGTTTTTTCGTTTTTATTTATTGGCTTTTTTGGATATTTTATTGGATTTTCTGGATTTTCTGGATATTTTGGATATTTTGGATATTTTGGATTTTCTGGATTTTCTGGATTTTCTGGATATTTTGCCACCTTTTCCCCAATGTAAAAAATCACAGACACTTTCAACAAAAGTTTTTTCAGAAATTTTTTCCATATGACTCATTTTTCTAATATACTCAATATAAGTTGTAATAATATTATCATCATCTTGTTTTGGATATCTGAATCCTACCTTGCGTAATTCATCGATTTTTGGATAAATTGTTTTATAAAATGCACCTGTGCCATATAATCTATCATAATTATACGGATGAATATAATAAAATGGCAACTGATAGTAATTACCATAATATAATGGATTGTAATCGCGGTGAAGATAGTAATTACGTAGGTGCATATTTTCATTAAACACGTTTTCATGTCTAGTGTTATTACGTGAAAAATATATCTTATTATTCGTATTATTTATACTAGATATTTTAGACCAATTCTCCAGTATTTCTTTATATGTTTTACCCATATTTGTAAAACCCAATATTTCACATGTTTTCATATAATTTATAAAATCATAAGCATCTTCTGCATATTCATAGTTAACTACAGGATATTCATAGTTAACTACAGGTCGCTTTTTTACAAAGTAAAATAATATTTCTCGTGTTTCATCCCATCCTATATACATATTTTCATTATAAATTTTGAATACCTCATTACGCCACGAATTATATTTTTTACTCGTGGTATTAGTATTTTCATAATCAACCTCCACATAATCCGAATATGCATTAATATGTTTAAATACAGTAGTTATGTGACTAAATTTGTTTTGGAATGTATCATTTAATATACTTATATTTTGCGACCAAATTATATTACCACTTAATTGGTGATAGTTTATTTTATTCCTTTCTTCAAGTTGCATACCTTTATAAACAGTATCACCCCATTCTATTGCTGCCTTCAAATCTATTATAAGTTGAAGTAATTCTCTAAAAAAACCGTCAATATTTTTTTTATTTTCTATCTCTTTTTTTTCTTTTTCATAATCTTTATAAAAATCGATTAGTTCATTTATATGGTCAGTATCTAGTTGAGAAAAGCAGAATTTACATTTATAAGGTTCTTTTTTATATGTATATGTATCATTATGTTGTTTTATCATTGTTTCATGGCACTTGGTACATACATCGGTTGTACATTTTGTATCTTTTTTTCTTACTTCAGAACAATATACTACGTTTAAATTTGTTAAATCTCCAATACAAATATTACAATTTCTCGCATCCGGAATATCACCTGTATTTATTGGGTCATCAGTTAAAACGAATTCTTTGGGTAAATTTGTATTTTCGTTTTTTATATTGTGTAATTTATTATATTCAATGTATGATTTTTGGAGAGGTTTAACATGTTTTTCCCATATTCCATCGTGTTTATATGCACAGAGAACATAACGAAACATTATATTGCGATATACTTCTTTTATATTTTCATCATTAATATCATCTGGTATAGGATATCTTTTATTTATTTCATCCATATTATTAAATCCTATAATTTCAATATTTGAACATGGAATATCATATCCTATAATGGGTTCTCTATCTCTTGACCTTGACCTTGACATTGACCTTGACATTGACATTGTATCAGTATCTCTTGTTATTGTTCTTCCCCTTGACATTGTATCAGTATCTCTTGTTATTGTTCTTCCCCTTAACATAAATAATATATAATAAGTATATATATTATTTATTATTTATTATTTACGATGGAGGTAAAGGCGCCAAACATAATTTAATTTCTCCCAATGAAGCCACGTCATACTTGACAATAAGTGGTAAATCATTTCCTAAATACATTTCTAAATGACTACATAGAGGCGTGCATTTAATAAAATGTGACAAACTTTTCAAGGAAAATTCTCCTTGAATCACTACCGATGCATCTGGTTTTTGAATAAATTCCATGTATCCATCTGACTCCGACCTTAATATACGCGAACTCGCGAAATTTCCATCGCACGAAAAAATCAAATCATTACCGACCGATTTAATTTCAATACGATCAGAAATTCCGTTCAAATCACGAATGATTTTTTGGAAATCGGTGGTTGGCAAATTTATAACGGTTGAATATTCGACATCTGGAACGACCAATTCTTCCGTATCTGGTTCAATCAATCTCAATTTTTGACTATAACATTGTTTAATATCGCCATTATCGTATTGTAATCCTAAATGTGATACAATACCATCGTGATAATCCGCCTTGTCGATATACATGGACAGTGTATCATCATTCGACATCGTCGAAATGACTTTGAATAAATGAAGTGTATTTGCACATACGATGATTTTGTCTGGGTGACAAACATATTGTTCGAATTTATGAGAATTCAATATGACATTTACTAATATGGTATGAGTTTTATCGAAATTAATAATCTTCATTCCATCTTTTGTAAATGTAATGGTCGCATCAGTTAATACATCTTTTATGGCAGTAATCATATTTCGAATGGGCTGTATTTGAACGGTTTTTATCGTTAATACATTGTTTTCTTCGTTCATGTTCCAATATGAAAATAATACGCACTTATTTTTATATTGTGTTTTGTCATTATTATTTATTGTATTTGTTATATTTATTGTATTTTCGCCTAAAATACTCTCGCCTAAATCTATTTCTTTTTATTTTGGCTAAATTATGTAAATTTAATGGGGGTCCCGATTACGTCTTATCGTTTTTTTATTTTTATTTTTTTTCCTTCTAGTTACTCGTTTCTTTCGTTTACTTCCACCAAACTCTGGAACTGGCGAATCTCGGTTGTTGAAAATATAATCATATTTGTTAATCTCCTCTTCAATTGTATTCACTATATCTTCTTTGTTATATTCATAACACTCATGTCTCGGTATGTTACTAACTAAATAGTTTTTCAAATGTTCCTTTCTTTCCTCAGCTGTCATATTCTCCCATACACCTTTGTTTTCTATATCGTTTCCTTTTCTTTTTGGACCTCCGCCAACAGATGTTTTTAATATTTTTGGTCTTTGCCATTCTTCCGCCCAATTTTGAAGTAATTTAGTTAAATTAAGTTGTTCTTTACTTCCTTTCGCAATACATATCAATTCTTGAATTTTTGGAGTTCTTACATAACCATCCATTGTAGACACTAATAATGCTGCTCCCAAGAGACATGAATAAAAACGCTCTTTTATTCCACGAATACAACTTGTCCTATCCCTACATTCTGCATTATAGGCCTTTGTAGTTTCATCTATAAAGACAGTAATGTATGCTTCTGTAAATATAGGGTCTTGTTCAAATGCGAAATCTTTTCCTCTGTTTACTAAATTTGCCATTACTTTTCCCATATTAGGAGATGTCCTTAATTTTCTAAAAACCATTCTTATTTTTTGAATCAAATCATCTTTGTAATTCTTAATTTTATTTGCATCACTTACATTCAGTGGTATAAATCGTTCATCTCTATTTATGAAATCAATAAAATCTTTCTTGAATTTTTTCAAATTAAAACTGGTCAAAAATGGTTCTTTATCTGCTCCTATAATTTTTTTGAATTTATTGTTAAATTTGATTCTGGAACTGCTATTGTGAATTTCCCAAGCAAGTCCTTCATGTTCTTCCTCTACTTCATCCTCATCTTCATCACTACTGTTATTTTCTTGACCGAAAATATCTAATAATTGTTCTTGACCTTCTGGTGTATTACCAAAGAAATCAAATACATCACGTATTTGTATGTTATCTGTTTCAATTTGACGAATACGCTCTACTATTAATCGATTGAATATATTCGGTGGTGCGTTTATTCGGTTCAAATTTGTTTGACGATTCATTATAACTCCATCTATGTTTGTAAATTCATTCATGATTGCTCCTTCTAATATAGCATCCCTTAAATCTGCTCCAGTTAAATATGCATCATTTAGGTTTGCACTTTTTAAATTCGTTCTTAATATTGCCCCTTCTAAATGTGCTCCGGACAAATTTATTGTTTCTAAATCTACATCTAAAAAATTTGCTCGTTGGAAATATCCACCTACTAATTTTGTTGTTATTGTAAGAATTGAACCATGCAAGTCAGCATCATTCAAAAATGCCCCTCTAAAATCAGTGTTCATTAATCGAGTGTTTGATAAAAATGCCCCTTCTAAATGTGCGCCCCTAAAATCAGCATCTCTTAAATCTGCTCCTTCTAGGTGAATTCCTTCTAAGTGAGCCCCCCTTACGTCTGCGCCTACCAAGTTATAGATACCATTTACTCGTGGCACATTCGCCAAATCATCAGGCGTTCTTATTATGGGTCGTCTACTATTCATCTAATATATACTTATATATTTTTGTTACACCTCTCATATACCAAATACATTTGGTAACTGAATATCTGGTTCATTGTATTTATATATAAATTCATCACTAGACATGTGGTTTATTTTTAACATAAACCATGCCCTGAATGCATACAACATGAAATAAAATGCATATATAATTGGTTTCGATTCTTCCAATATTTGGGTTAATTCCTCTGGTGTATCTTTTAATTCGAATTCTTGTGGGTTATTCAATATATTCATTTTCTTTAGTGCCTTTTTTAATTTTTTCAAATCTTTTAAATATAATTCTTTTTCATTACGAAGGTCTGGTGTAATATCATTCGTAACAGACGATTTAACCAGAGTTGTACTCTCGTTATCTTTTAAGAATTTCTTAATGTCATCTATGTCTTTTTTAACAAGAAATATCAATACATTTATTACTGTTTCACGAGTTACATCAGCAGGTTTAACTTCTAATCTATTGTTGAGAGATAATCTATTTACTATAGTAATTAGGACTAGTTCCATTGGTCCACTTAACTCTTTTTCTAAATTTTCAGCAATAATATGTAAGTGGGCTTGGTCTTTGGTTTCATTAAACTTTTCATAGTGTTTTACATTGTTACGATAAAACCGAGTAATATCTTCGATATTCGAATATCCTCCCTTCATGAAATATTTTTGACATTTATTTTGTTTTTTACACGTTCGATTGGCCATTTTCAATGCTTTACTGGTTGGCTTGCAACCATCATGCAATATGTGATAATCTACGATACTCGCGTTACCGCCACTGATTGCACTCGCCAATCGAGCAATTCCCCACGATTCGGCCGTTTGATTCGGTCGCGAACCACTTGAATAATATGCACCGCGACCCTTATTCACTATTTTTTCTAAAGCTTCTTGGCTACATTGGGTTTTTTCGGCCAATTCGGCCGATGGCGAGATTTTATCTATTTTGTATATTTTTTCAGCATTCTTTACGTGTTGGGATGGTTTTGACTTGAACGATTTCACTTTTGGGCGTTGATAATAAATACCTTTTTTGTATAATTTTCGCGATTTTTTCAAAT